GGGCTGGACTGCGACGGTACGGCCGCCGGTTTACTACACCAGCACATTGAAGCGCATCCAAATGCGCGGGCTCGGACTGACCGGCAACCCGCTCGATTACGAGGAAGACCACTTCATCCCGCTGGAGCTTGGCGGTCATCCGACCAATCCAAACAATCTGTGGCCGCAGATTTTCGCGGTGACCGATCCGTGCTCGGCGCACGTCAAGGACGTGGACGAGAACGCCTTCAACAAAAAAGTCTGCAGCGGGGCGATGACGCTCGATGCCGCGCGCGCCGCGATCGCGGCCAAATGGATTCACTGCAAGAGGCCATGACATGCCGAAGATTTTGCGGCGGCTGCGCATCAACGAAGTCAGTTCGGTTGATCGCGGTGCTGGCGAAGGAGTCAAGATCATGCTGATGAAACGGGAAGAGGAACCGCTTTATAACTTTGCAAACTGGAGTGACGCCGAACCGGCCGCCGAATATCTCAAGCGCGAGTTCTCGGCCGAACAGCGTCGCAGCGCCGCCTCGTCCGGCGCGGCACTGCCGGACGGCTCGTTCCCGATCCACAACAAATCCGATCTGCACAACGCCATGCAGGCGATTGGGCGGGCCAAAGACCCGGCCAAAGCCAAGGCGCATATCCGGCGGCGTGCTAAAGCGCTCGGGCTGAGCGGCGAACTGTCCGATGCCTTCAAACACGCGCCGGTTGGCGAGCGTGTCGCCGACTTCTTCGCCGATCTGTTCAAGCGAGAACCGGAACGCGACGCCCGCGATGGTTTCGAGGCGGCGTTGGCCGGGCTCGCTGAATCCGTGAAGTCGATCATGGACGACGAGGCCGACGTGGACCGCGAGGACATGCTGGCCAAGACGTTCACGCAGTTTCACGAACACGTATCACCGCTGCTCGGCGACCGAGCCCTGCAGCAACCCACCGACAAAAAGGAGTTACCCATGTCGGCAATTCTGAAAGCGCTCGGTCTCCAAGACGACGCGAGCGAGGAAGATGCGCTCAAGGCGATCGCGGCCATGATCGAGAAGCAGCGCGGCCGTCGTAACGGCAATGGCAACGGCGACAAGGAAGAGGAAGAGGAAGACGACGAAGAAGAAAAGAAGGAGAAAGCGCGTCGCCGCAAGGATGAGGAAGACGAAGAAAAGGAAGAGAAGGCATTGCTTGCGCTGCCCGCTGGCATTCGCAAGCAGATCGCCGACGGCAAAGACGCGATCGAGCGCGTCAAGAAGCTGGAAGACGCCGCGGCGCTGATCGCGTTCAACAAGCGCGCGGTCGATGTCGGGCTGCCGGAAGCCGAAGGCGTAACGCTGCAGAAGGCTTATGCGGGCGACCGGGAAGCGATCGACAAGCTGTTGACGCTGACCAAGTCCGGCTTTGCCGCGGCCAAGGAAGCCGGGGCGTTCAAGGAGTTCGGCGGCACTGGCTTGGGCGGCGGCGGCACGGCCTATGACCAGTTCGCCGCGCTGGCACAGAAATATCTGAAAGATCACCCGGGCGAAAAGCTCACGCCCGAGCAAGCGTTCTCCAAGGTCTACACAGACCCGGCGAACAAATCTCTGCGCATTCAAGACGCGCGTGAGTCGGGCCGCGCCGCGTAAGCGCACCGTCAGGAAAGGATCATTGTCATGACGACAGAAGCCCCATTGATGAAGGACGGTGCACAGTGTCAGGCAGCAGCCAACTACTGGAATCCGGCTTCACCGCTCTACGGCCCGCAAGGCTCGGGTCAGTTTCTCATTGTGTATCTGTCAGGTCCGCGCACTCTGACTTTGCAGACCGTGGCGGGTGCCGTGAGTTACGGCGTGTTGCAAAACGCGCCAGCGCAAGGTCAAGCCTGTGACGTTGCGATCAACGGCATCACCAAGGTTGTCGTTGGCGCGGCGGTAACCGCCGGTCAGGAGTTGCAGTCCGATACTAACGGCAGAGCGATTACGTTTTCGTCCGGTCGCAAGGTCGGAATGGCGCTTGAGTCGGCGGCTGGCGCGAACGCCATGATCGACATGCTGGTCTATACGCCAAACGGCTGACGCAGCAGCACAGAAAGGATCATCCCAATGCCACAGCCCTTTTTACAGCAGGTCCATGTGCAGGCTGCTCTGACGCAGATCGCAACAGCCTACATTCAGGATCAAACCCACTACGTTGCGGACCAAGTGTTCGCCAACGTCCCGGTAGAGCATCAAACTGATAAATATTTCATGTTTTCGAAAGATGACTTCTACCGCGACGAGGCGCAAGAGCGCGCCGACGTGGCCGAATCAGTTGGCGGCGGCTTCAATCTGTCAACTAACAGCTATTCGGCGAACGTGTGGGCATACCACAAAGACCTTGGCGCGCAGACCCGGCGCAACGCCGATCCTACCGTCAATATGGACGTCTCAACCACACGCTTCTGCATGCAAAAGCTGCTGATCAAACGCGACCGCATCTTCATGCAGAAGTTTCTGACTAACGGTGTGTGGGGCACTGATGTCACTGGCACCGCGGGCGGCACGCCGGGATCGGGCGCACCGCCGTTCTGGAACGACGACGCCAACGGCGACCCGTACACCGACATCGCCACGGCGCAGACCACCATCCTGCAGAACACCGGCTTCGAACTGAACTGCGGGCTGCTCGCTTTCCCGGTCTATCAGGGTTTACGCAAGCACCCGTTGGTCGTGGACCGCATCAAGTATACGACCCGGGCCGATGCCTCGAAGATCACGCCCGAGCTTCTGGCGGCGAGCTTCGACATCGAGAAGCTCGTGGTTTCGAAAGCGGTCTACAACACCACGCCAGAGCAAGCAGTCGGCGGTGCGGGTTCAGTGGCAACGCCAACGTATTCTTTCGTCGCTTCCAAGGATGCGTTGTTTGTTCACGCGGCACCGGAGCCGGGGATCATGGTGCCGTCGGCGGGCTATATCTTCCCGTGGTCCGGTTTTACCGGCATCAACACCATGGGCATTCGGGTCGCGCAAATCCCGATGCCGTGGCTTGGTCTGGAAACGATACGGACCGAAGGCGAGATGGCGTTCGATATGCTCGTGATCGGTGCCGATCTTGGCTACCACTTCAGCGGAATCGTGCAGTAGCGATCAAATTCCCGTCACCCCGTCGCTGCTGTATTGATGGGCGGCGAGCCAGTCATGGTCTGATCCCCCTCTGACCACCCCCCGACCCTCGCCGTTCCCGCTTCTCTAGGGACTCACAATCATGCCTTTGGAAATTGCCGAGCACGATATCGGCGGTGCACGCATTCGCATGGGCTTCACGCGCGGCAATGTGCGCATGAAGGCTGGCGAGCATCTGTCCGCCGACGAAGTCCGCTCGATCCCGCTGGCCAATCGGCGCGCGCTGTCGAGTGCTGGCTATATCGAAGTCTATCCGACCCGCACCGAAGTGGTGCGCCGCGAGGCTGCGCCTGCGCCCGGCGATCGTTTTATCGTTGCGGTCGGCAAAGGTCAGTTCAACGTCATCGAAGGACATCGGCTCAACGACGAGCCGCTGACCCGCGAGGCAGCGGAAACGCTGGCGCGGGTCAAATAGGAAAGGATTACGATCATGCCGACAGGCTTTGTTGATCGGGCCAAGGGTAAGACCATTGTCTCGACGCAATATCAATCGCAGGGCGGCCAGTTCTACGGCTCGTCGCTCGACAACATCACTGCATCGGCGTCGCCGAACAACACGCAGGCGGGCGCGCAACTGGTCAACAATTCACAGAACCGCATCACTACGGTCGGCACTGCGGGCGACAGTTTGCGATTGCCACCGGCTATCGCTGGCGCGTCAATCGTCATCACCAACGATGCCACGACTAATGCCGCCAATATCTGGCCGTCGTCGGCGGCTCAGGGCGGCGCGTCGGGCGGCGACAAGATCAACGCGCTCGGCCAGAACGCCGCGTATTCGTTGACGGTCGCGAGTGGCGTCACGATTTTCTATTGTTTCAGCGCTGGCACGTGGCGGACCAAATAAATGCCCGCGCTGCTGTCAACGCCGATCACCACGGCGGTCACCGCGCAAGTCGGGCCGGTGCTGCAAATCCGATCGCCGGTCGGCGTGCCGACCAATGTCGGCGTGCAGGTCAATTTCACTTACGGCTCGGGCGGCACGTCGGGCACGGTGTGGCTGCAAACGTCGTTCGATGGCGGCAAGACGTGGTGCGATGTTGCCGCGATTGCGATTGCGCTGGTCAATCTGCGCACACTGTTCAACGTCAGTTCGCTGACGCCGAAGACCACCGCGGCAGCGGCGACTGATGGCACGCTGGCGGCGGGCACCGTCAATGACGGTATCGTCGGCTCGCAATGGCGCACCAAGCTGACCACGGTCGGCACCTATGCGGGCACCACGCTGGAAGTTGATCTCGATACGTCGGGCGTCACGCAATAGGAGAGATCGCCTTGGCTTTTTATTACGACATCAACCGCGTCACCGCGACCGGCTCGGTCGGTGGCACCGAAGTCACGCATCTCACCGCGCACACGACGGCGAACCAAGAGACGCTGTCGATCACCGCGCTCTATGCCGCTGGTCGCGGCGCGACCGCAGGCGGCGGTGCGGTCCGGGTCAAGACCAATACCGGCACGATCTATGCCGGTGGCACCGCGCAAACGCCGCAAGCCCGCAATATGCGGCTCGGCGCAGTCATGCCTGCGCTGTCGAATTGGACGAACGACTCGGTGGCGATCACTGCGGGCACCGCGCTGACGCAACGCTTGTCGTTTGGCTTTGCGCAGACCGGCGGCTCGGGCGGCTGGCAAGCAACCGAGATCACCAATCGCATCATCATGCAGCCGAACGGCGCCAATCCGATCGATACCGAGTTCACATCGATCGCCGCGGGCACGACGCTGCCGCTGGAATTGACCGCTGAATTTGGCGAAGGCATCTGAACATGCCGTTCTATTATGACTTGAACCGGGTCACGCAAACTAACGGCACGGCTGCTACCGAATCGACGCACATTGCGGCGCATACGATCACCAATCAGGAAACGGTATCGTTGGCGGCGTGCTATGTGGCGGCGCGGTCGGGAACGGCGGGCGGCGCGTGCATGCGCGTCAAGCACAATACCGGCACCATCTATAGCGGCGGCGGCGTCGCTACCATCACCGCGAAGAACATGCGGCTCGGCAGTGTGCTGGCGCAGCAATCGCAATGGGTTGTCGATTCCACCGGCATCGTAGCGGGCACCACCTTGGTGCAGCGGCTGTCGGTCGGCTTTGCGCAAACCGGCGGCATGGGCGGTTGGGTTGGCACCGAGCCGGATAATCGGTTCAAGCTGATGTCGGGCGGCACGCAGCCGATCGACATGGAGATCACCACCATTGCTACCGGCACCACGATCCCGATCGAGCTTTCGGTCGAGTTCGGTGAAGGCGTATGACGCGGTTGTCGTGGAATCGCGAGTTCGAGCAGGGCTTACCGGATTCGCGGCTCAAGTTCGATCGCGCCAACAAGCAGACCGAAGCGCTGACGCCGGTCGGTCGCCTGTTCATGGAACGGGTCTATTGCGCCAACTGCGCCTGCGATGGCGGGCTGGTCTCGCCGGAATGGGCCGAGCACGTTTTTTATCTCTGTCAGGACTGTGCCGACAAGTACGGCAAGATCGAAGGTGCTGTCGAAGTGCCTGAAGCTGTCGTGCGCGGCGACTCCAAACCCTAAAGGATCACCAGCATGTCAGGTCAAGCCGACTATGCAGCACAAGCGACGCTCGATTGGATGGCGGGCCGCCGCGCAATGCCAGCGCTCGTCAATCGTTTCCTAGCCTTATTTGTCACTGCGCCAACGTCTGATGCCGGTACTGGCGGCACCGAGGCCAGTGGCACGGGTTATGCTCGCGTGCAAGTCTCGGGACAGGTCGCCGCGACCGCGACGTGGACGACATCGACGCCCAACATCACGGCGGCGACCAATCCCGGTTGGGTCGTGCCGGGCATGAATGTTTGGGACAACACCATTGCGGGCGGCGCACAGGTTGGCACCGTCTCGACCTATACCGGCACTGCGTTGGTTCTGACCGCGAACGCTGCCGTTGCATCGAACGGCTCGACCGATCAGTTACAATTCTCGGCATGGCCCGCTGCTGTTGCTTCGTCCGGCAACGAACCGGCGACGGTGCCAGCGGCTTCGACCAGCGGCGCGGCAGTGACGTTTGCGCAAGCCGGTGGCTCGTGGGGCACGGTGACGTCGTGGGCGCTTTATGATGCGGTCACTGCGGGCAATATGATCGCATGGGATTATCTCGGCAACTTCAAATGGATTCCGTTTACTTGCACGTCGGCAACGCCGGGCGTGTTATCGACCGATCTTGCTGCTGACGTTCCGGCTGCCGCGACGCCGTGCGTGGTGACGGCGAAATACGGCGCGACCTTGCCGACCACGGGCGGCACGTGGGCTGGCGTGCTGACATCGGCATCACCATCCGGTGTCACGTTCAATCTCGGCGTCAACACCACATCGACCGGCGGCGGCAACTTCCGCCAGATCGTGCAGCAGGCGATCGCCGCCAACGTCACCGCATCGTTCTCGGCCGGTCAGCTTATTCTGTCGCAGGCGTAAATGTGGCAACGAACTACGGCTATCTGGATTCGGTGCTGTTCGTCCCGACGGCGGGCGCGCTTACCGACTGGACGGTGTCGGCGGCGGTGCAAGGCTTTCTGACGCCAGCGAGCGCGGGTGCGGTCAACGGCATCACCTATCGTTATCGCGCGCAGTCTGCCGATCTGTCGCAGTGGGAATACGGCGAAGGCGCTTACAACACCACCGGGCCAGTTCTGGCGCGCACCACGATCCGATTGTCCTCTGCCGCCAATGCCAAGGTCAATTTCAGCGCCGCGCCGCAAGTCGGTTTGATCTATTCGGTCGAGGACGCTTTCGACAGTTTTGTTAACCCGACCACCGTCACCGGCACGACCTACACCACGGTGATCGCCGATCTTGACGGTTGGATTGTGTTCACCACGGCGGCGTCATGCGCCGTCACGTTATCGACGGCGGGCGCAATCGGTTACGGCTGGCACTGCCACTATACGAATGCGTTAACGACCGGACTGGTGACGTTCACACCTGCGAGCGGGACCATCGACGGTGCCGCCAACATGACGCTTGATCCGCAATGCGTGGCGCATATCGCGTTCGACGGCACCAATTTCCGAAATCTGATCACATCCGATGGCGGCACGTTCTAAGGGATCACCATGTCATGGGTCCGTTCCGGCTATTGCTGCCGCTGTGGGCAATGTTGCGTCGGCGATCCGTTCACTGACGAGAATAGACCGCGCCCCGCTGTTGTCGAAGGTTATTGCCCGCTGTTCGAATGGCATATGGGCGATCCGAACGGCAACGGCTTTTGCGCCGGTCATACCGGCGCGGTGCCGTCCGGTCAGGAAAATTCTTATTATCTGAGCGCGTGCGCGCTGTGGCCTCAAGACCCGTCCAACATTGCCGATAAACCCGGCTGCACTTATACGTTTGCGTGGGTCGATGACTGATGGCGGGCGGGCCGTTTTATATTCTCGGCTCGGCTGCGGTTTCGCCCGGCTGGTTCGGGCAGTTGCAGGACGGTGGCACTGCGCCGACGGCGGGTAACACGGCGTTCGGCTGGCAGGTCAACAAACTACCGGTCAATTACTATCAAGCGTTTTTAGGTGCGACGGCGGCATCGATTGCGACCGGCGCATCCACATCATTCATATCCGCTAAGACTCGTCCGACCGCAGGCACTGGCTCGGGCGCGACGACAGCGGGCGATTCGTTTATCTCGCCGACCGCGTACAACGGCAGTTTTCTCGCTGGCGCTTGGACGCTCGGGCTTAATCTTCGTGCCTCGACAGCGGGCTGCATCGGCCATTTGAATTTGCGGGTGTGGGCGTCGAAGAACGCCGACGGCACATCCGCCCGCGAACTGACATCAGGCTCGTTGGTCGGCAGCGCGGTCACGCTATCGACCACCACTGACGTCAATGGCATGGGTACGACAACGTGGACGCCCGGCGCGATCACGTTGATGTACGAATATCTGTTCTTTCAGTTGGAGTGGCAGGAAACCACTATCGGCGGTTCGAACGGCGACAACGTCTTTTTCCGCATCAACACCGCTGTCATCACGCCGACCGCGTTTACGCAATTCCCGATTCTCGCCGGTCGAGCCACTAGCGAAGTCGGCTACACCTTGGCCCCGCTCACCGCCAGAGCGGCGTTGCAAGGCAACACGATGTGCGAGGTCGGCTGGACCAATTCAGCGATCTCGACGGTCTACAAACTGCCGGTCTATTTCGGCACGATCGCGGCGCAGACGCTCACCGCGCTGCCGATCACCACGTTCTCGCAAAAGCAGGCGCAAGCGGTCGCGTTGGCAGGCCGGTTGTTCGCCGAACTTGGTTACACGACGGCGGCGATGACCGCGCGGGCGGCGCTTGCCGGTCGTGCCTTCGCTGAGCTTGGCTATACGACGGCCACGTTGACCGGCCGGGCGGCGTTGGCGGCCCGTTCGGTCGTTAATGCCGTCTCGCGGGCGGCCATGATCGGCCGGGCAGCGTTAGCGGCGACGGCCAAGTTCCAAGCCGTCGCACGCGCTGCCGCCACGATGGGGCTGGCAGCGCGCGGTGCAAGC